GCGCACTTGGGGCCAGGCGAGCATGTCGCGTGCGACAAGTAGTGAAACTCCCTCTCGTCGCAGGATAGGTTGCGAAACCGGGCCGACCCATACTTCCTTGCCGTTCCGGTGGATATGAAGCTCATGCGCCCACGGTTCGCACATCCTGACGATATCGAGGCAGTCGTCCGATACTTCGATTTCCGCGAGAGTTGATACGTTGAGTTGTCGCCCCCATCGGACGCGGGACGCCCGATCTCCGAAATCCGCGACGGTTTGCCCACCTCCTCGTTCAGTGACGTACACCCGGTACAGCGGTTGTGGGCTCAAGGCATTGCCTCGGTGACTTCGATTTTGATGGTGGTGCCGGACGGGTCGGTGGTGGTGCCCCACCGAACTTCCATGATCCATTCGCCGCACCCGAGTTCGATCGCACCTGGCCATGGTGCGCCACCGGGTGTGTATAGGCGTCGTGTGGCATCGACGAACACGCCACCGCAACGGCAAAGAGGTCTGGGTTGGACCCATTTCGCAACCGGTCCTACGACGAGAAGGGGTTTCGTTACTGTTCGCTCGCGACATGCTCGCATGGCTCCAAGTGCGCGCCGTCCACAACCTCATCGACCACACGACCACTGGCACGGGGCAAACAACACCAACAGTGTTCGCTGAAGCCATCATCCGCGACGCGCTCGCCCCGGAAGATTCAATGGGCCTCCTGTCGTTGCTCACCAACATGGGCGAATGCCCAGATGCTGTGGTCTCGGACCACAAGGTCGACCCCTCTCTCGGTGACATGTCATGGGACACGGGGCTGGCCACAATGTTCGGCACCGGCATCGACATAGCAGCCTTCGGCAGGCGCATCATGTTCGGCTGTGCCGGTGCGTGCTGGGGGCAACAGTTCGAGGCGCTCGTATCCGATATTGACGTCCAGGGGGATTACGCACTCGCTCAGCGGGGCGACCTGTACGCTTCACGGTGGATCGTCACCGGCACCACCGGGTCTGACGGAACCTCCACCGTACCTGTCGTTGGCTCAGCCGGAGGGATATCTCCCCGCTATGGTCTCGTCGAGCGTAAAGTGAACTCACCCGCAACAGGAACAGCGAGTGGAGTGCAAGCCCAAGCACAGCGCGCCTTGACATCGCAAGGCCCGGTGCCGCCGTTCACCCTTTCCGAAGCAGACGAAAATTCACTCGACCCCGGCCGGCTGCGATGCGACACGGACTGGAACTGGGCCGAAACCCCCGCGGGTTCATGCGTCCGAGGCGATCTCACGGTTGGAGACAGGCGTGTTGCGGTTGACCTACGCTTGGCGAAACTTGATGTAGAATGGTCGTCAACGGATGAACGTGTTACCCCAACGTTCTCAACGATCAAGGCTGACTAACATGGCATGTGGCGGTGGCTGCGGTGGCAGACAACCAGTTCGAGCACCCCAAACACCATCCGGTGTTGTGACCGGCTACATCACCGTACGGGGCGGCGAACTGACCGGGCAGTACGCCTCCTGGCCTGAAGCGCAGCGGTCCGGCAACGGCACACCCATGGTCGTGAACCTCATTAACGGGTTGCCAGCGCCCGGAGCGCTTCGAGCATTGAAAGTGGTGAACTGATGGCCGGTTGCTCAAACTGTGACGAAGCCCTCTGCTCCTGTGTTGTTCTCGGAAGCGTCGGCGACGGCACCGCCCCCGTAACAGTGACAGGCAGCGGCGACCCCGACGACCCGTACGTTGTTTCAGCCACAGTCGACATTTGTGAAGTTATGCGGAGCACGCCCACGGGCAGCATCGCCATACCCGGAACGGATCGCGTACTCACACTCAACGGAACCACCTGCCTAGTAAAAACACTCCCCGCCAGCGGAGGAGGAGGGGGCAGCAGCGCGACATTCAACGTCAACGGTGACAGCGGCACCTCCTTCCTGGTTGACGGCGACACACTCAGAGTCCTTGGACTCGGCCACGTCAACACCACGGTTTCGCCACTACCACCCGGAACAACAACCGTCAGAGTTGGTTTCGACGAGCATTACAGCCTCGCAGGAGCTGCCAGCGTATACTCTGGAGCATCACCCGTGCTCGGTGTCGGAGGACCCCACGCTGTGAACGCCACCGTTCCCGCCTTCACCATCAACAACCCGTCCGCCGACCGGACACTAGAACTCCTGTTCACACTGTCCGTTCAAGGCAACGCAACAGTGAACGGCGGAGGACAGCAAACCGGCGACGTTGACGGCATTTTCAACCTCAACGGCGCAGGACCAACCATCGTGATTCACGGCTTTGTCGGCGTCAACGAGGCCACAGGTCTCGTACCAATGGGCAACTCGTACCACGGCACCTACAGCGAGGCGGCATCAGTGCCACCAGGATCATCCATCGTTGTTGGAGGCATGGCCTGCGTAACCACAACCAATATCCAAGTCGGCAACGGGCAACTCGACGCAGACTGCCGAATAGAATGGGTGGGCGGTACAAACCAATGACGAACGACAAAACAACAGTTGTGCGCTGGTGGAAAAACTCGAAAGGACGCATCGGGTGCGACACCGCCACCTACGTCGAGGTGCCCGAAGGTGACGACCGAGCAATCCGCATCGAAGGCCGCGAAGGCTGGTGGTTCCTTCTCCACTCAACACATTCCGACGCTTTCCCGTCACCGCACAAAGTGGAACCAACGGGTGAAACAATCACGGGAACAGACCCCTACGGCCGGGCGGTCAGCCACCCCGAATACGCTGTCGTCCCACCACCGCCAGGCGACCCGTACTGGAACATTGCGGAATGGGAACTCGCCAAAGGGTTCCAAGACGCCACAGCGGAAGAAGCGTTGCGGCAAGCAGACAAGGACCGCAAAACCGATGAAGCGCTATCCTTGGAAAGGTTTGGTCCCAAGTAATGGCAGGCATCACAGACTGCTGCGGACTCGCCTCCTACGTTGACGGCTCCACCATTGTTTGCAACAGTACAACCGGGAAACTCGAATCGCCTGCAACGCCTGTAACGTGCGTGACCACAGATTTCCTACGCAACGGCGGAAATGGTGTTGCCAACATTGACGTGACCGGACCATCCGGTGTCGATGTGCCCTTGGGCGACGTAACGGCAGTCACGTACCCCTCCATAACCAACCCCCTGCCTTGCCAGAAACGGCTCAGAATCAGCGGCGTCAACGGCAACCTCACCATGTACGTCACCAACGTCGGCGCAGGTGGGGTACCGCCGCATTCACTGTCGTTCGGGCTTGAAGTGTCGCTCGACGGCGGGGCACTGTACCGCAAAGTTGACGAGATCACCTCCGTGTGGGACCCGGTACTGGCACCGTTTCAGCAACGATCGGTCCACACATACAAGCGCTCACACCTTGTGTTGATCGGTCCTGGCGCGACAATTACCCCGCTCTGGCGTTGCAGTTACAGCAACCTTGGCGCAGCCACCGACGCCGCACGGATCATCATGACCACGTTCGACTTTGAATGGGAAATTCTGTAATGGTGAAACCCGCCAACAAGCGAGGCTGGGGTAAAGGCTGGCCGAAAAACAGGTCAGCGGACATGACATGGGTGACCGCACCGCTCTCCGGCACGCGCTGGCAGGTTCACCGCGAAATCGCACCACTCCTCCTCAAAGCAGTAACGATCATCGAGGAGCGCGGCTACCTGTTCGACCTCGGGCCGCGTGACATCAACGACGACTGGGGATACAGCAACCGGCCCATACGGGGCACGCGCATTCCCAGTAACCACAGTTGGGGGTTGGCGATCGACATTGACGCACAGAACTACCCTCAAGGGCAGCGACGCAAAGTACCGCCGCTATGGGTGCGCGAAGTGTTCGCCCTCTGCGGTTTCGCATGGGGCGGGACGTGGTCATACGCGGACCCGATGCACTTTGAATTCCAAGGCACACTCGCCGACGCTCGCTCTGCTGTGTCCAGGCTGAACAGTGCGGGCATAGTGCAGCCCGACCCCGACCCGGCACCAGCCCCCGTGCCACCCGCAGCGCTACCGGTCCGTGAAGCCATGTTCATCGGAACACGAGGACGCATGGTCGAAATCGTCCAGTGGGAAATATCAGCCGTGTCGGGTGCACAGTTCCCCGGCGAAATCGGCACCTACTGGGGGATGCTCAAAGAAGCAATCGTCAACATCGGACGCATCACCGGCAACAACTGGGACGGAACATTCATCGGACCAGATCAGTGGCGAGTCATTGATATGCTCTACATGAGCAAAGGGCACCAGCCAGTTCTCCAGTGAAAGGAGTCGCTATGAGCGACTTTCTACGTTCCATCATCCGCACAGGCGTTCCAGCTTTGGCTGGTTCAGTCGTCGCTTGGCTTGCTGACAGGGGACTCGATGTCGACAACGGCACCGCCACCCTCGGCATTGCGTGGGTCTCATCCGTTGCGTACTACGGTGTCGCTCGACTCGTTGAAGCCGTAGAGCCAAAGGCCGGTTGGCTTCTCGGCGCACCAGGAGCACCAGTCTACGGGGACTGACGGGGGCGGCGGCGTTTGCGCTGCAGCTTCCTGCGCTCAATGTGGGAAAGTCCACCCCAAACACCCTGAATGCCATGGGTGTCAGTCATCGCGTCCTCAAGGCATTCCGAACGGACTGGGCAACCCTCGCATACGGCTTTGGCGCGGTCAATGAAACTGTTCGGATCTTCAAGCCGCGGGAAGAACACGCTGACATCAACGCCCCTCGTCTTGCAGTTCCCTTGTGCAGACCATTCGTTCATTCTGATCCTTTTCGGTGAAGTTCGTTCATGGTAACCAAGTGGGGGCGAGGGGGCAAGTGTTACCAGAACGTCACCGAATCAAGGCGAAGACCCTTCACCTGGTCGTCATCGACAATGGTGCAGTCAAACCCGGCGTTGATAATCCCATCATCATCGGTGAGAACAACCACCACATACCCTGCCGGGGCGCGCGACCGGAGGAGTTCGCTGGTCTCCAGTGCAACGTTCCCGAGACGCTCAACAATGGCACCGGTGAGATCTTTCACGGTGCAGGGTGTTTGCACACTGTTGATCGCTGTGCGGATTTCCTCCCACATGTCATTCATTCGAGATGGTCCTCAAGATCGTCAGCCCAAAGACGAACCATTGGTTGCGCCGGATCACCATCAGGCGCGCACGTCGCAGGAAACACCTGATTGACATGCCCGCGCCATATCCTTGGTGGCATCACCAGTCTGGCGTACATGACGGCCTGCTCAACGGTTGCCGCTTCCACGAGCACAGGACGTTCCGGTGCAACATCTCTGTCTGCTTCCCAAACAATTTCAAACAGCATCAGGAAACCTTTCGAAGTAACGGTCGAGTTCCGCCAACGCACCCGTGACAGCTTCCGTGGCCGTCATGCCGTAGGGGTCTGTTCCCGTGATTGTTTCACCCGTTGGTTCCACTTTGTGCGGTGACG